AAGGCCCAATTACTAGCCGAAACAATAGCTGAAGAAATGCGAATCTATAATGAATTGCCAAATAGCTATACCAGCTCTCTTAAAATAGTTCGTAAGTGGAAAAAAGTAACTTATAACGAATTAGCAGACGAAATAATGGTCAATGAGCGTACCATAAGAAGAATAGTTAATGGTGAAGAACCAGGCTCTATTAATTCCATAGTTTTAATTTGCCTTGGACTCCATCTGCCACCTAAAATTAGCAACCATATAATTAGCAATTCTCCATTTTCGTTGAACTTCAATAACAATAGTCATATTTGGTATGATTTTGCATTGACTCACCTATATCCAAAATCGATGGATGAGATTAGAAAGTTTTTACAGGAACATGGCGCAGAGCCATTATAAAAAATCAAAATATTTTTGAAAAAGCGGACACGGGATGTCCGTTTTTTAGTTGCAAAATATGTGAGCCATACATGAATCCTTTTAGGGGTTTGTGTATGGCTTTTTTTATTGTCGTTTTTAGGTGTTTTTGTGAGGGAAAGCCTAATTTTAAGCCTGAAATTAACGGGCATGAGGTGTCCGCCAAGGCTGTCCAATTCTCTCTTACAATAATACTAGACGAAGGAAAGGTCCTTCGTAGTTAGCAAGAATTAGACCATTCCTCGTCTACAAAAAAATATCAAATGCCTGATTTGCAATAAGGGCAAAGGATACATATTGCTACGTTTCAGTCCGTTTAGGATTGTTATGCGTTGCAATAGAAGTACCTTACCTTGTTGCGCTCATTTTCAGGACAAAGGGTCTGTGTACTTCGAGGCACAGACCTATTTTTGTATCCTTTGCCGCCAATGCAGTCCGGCGGAAAGGATGCAAAATGAAAATTAGAATTCAGCACGAAAACAAATCTATCTATCTAGAGGTACCAGACGAGGACTTCACTTTAATGATTGATGCAGATTACGAGGACAGGCTATCTTCTGTCGAGGAGAAGGAAACTGTAGCACGCCGTTCACCACAAGAGATTATGGACGAGCGTTTCAACAAACCCGAGTACAATAACTGGCATAAATTTGATAGACACAGAGGGATGCCAAAGAAACCATTCCGCAAAGATGACGAATCTGAGGATGCAACGGATCATATGGACTATTTCCCTGATAACACCGATGAAGTGACTCGAGAGAAACAAGAAGAGTATGAATACCTCTGTGAAATTATCCGCAAGACCCTCAAGGAAAAACAAGCAGAGTTACTGATTGCTATATTCCTAGATGGTGTTTCGGTAACAGAGTATGCAAAGCGTGAAGGCGTCAGTAAAAGCGCCATTTCACACCGTTTAGATACAGCCAAGAAGAATTTCAAAAAAGTTTTTCCAGAATCCTCAACTTTCCCCTCTTGCCACGGCTAATAGATAGAGGGCAACACATAAACGCTCTCAAGAAAGAGGTGAAGAACATGAAACACAACTTGAAAATCAGTGTTTCAAAAACTCCACAATCTGGCGGGATTGTTTCCTGTCGTAATGTCACCATAAGGGAGCGTTTCCTTCGTTTCTTACTTGGTGATAAGCAGAAACTGACTATCCTTGTTCCGGGTGACACCGTTCAGGAACTCGCCATCAGTGAGATTAAGGAGGGAGGATTAAACCATGAGCAAAATCAAACTACTTCTTGATGTGGTTTCTGATATGCGTTCTTTGGCAGACAGCATACAAGCGGTTGCTGATGCAATGGCGGGCAATGAACCTGTCGAAGCAAAAGAACCGACTACACCTGTAAAAGAACCTGCGCCAAAGAAAAAGGAGATCACTCTAGAGGAAGTAAGAGCAAAACTCGCTGAAAAGAGTCAAGCCGGTCTTACTTCTCAAGTGAGAGAAATCATCAAAAAATACGGTGGCTCTAAATTAAGCGAAGTTGACCCAACACATTATGCAGATATGTTGAAAGATGCGGAGGTACTAGGGAATGAGTGATCACGCAGTACTTTCCGCATCAGGGTCCCATAGGTGGCTTAATTGCCTTCCATCTGCAAGATTGGAACTGGAGTTTGAAAATAGCGAATCCAATGTAGCTGCTGAAGGCACCGCCGCCCATGCCCTCTGTGAACATAAACTTAAAAAAGCACTTCACATGAGGAGTAAGCGTCCGGTCTCGGTTTATAACACCGATGAGATGGAAGAACACAGCGATGCCTATGTGGAATTTGTAATGGAGCAGCTTGAACTGGCGAAACAAAGCTGTACGGACCCGTTAATACTTATTGAGCAACGTCTTGACTTTTCCTGTTATGTACCACAGGGGTTCGGAACTGGTGACTGCATTATTATTGGAGATAAAAAGCTTCATATTATCGATTTTAAGTATGGCATGGGTGTGTTGGTAGATGCGGTGGATAATCCGCAGATGAAATTGTATGCCCTTGGTGCTTTGGAAATCTACGATAGCTTGTATGACATCGAGGAGGTTTCTATGACCATCTTCCAACCACGCAGGGAGAATGTCAGCACATGGACAATCCCGGTAAAGGAATTAAAAGACTGGGCAGAAAATGAACTGAAACCAAAGGCTAAAAAAGCTTATGAAGGCGAAGGTGACTACCTCCCAGGTGAATGGTGTACTTTCTGTCGAGCGGCTGTCAAATGCCGTGCAAGAGCAGAAGAAAAGCTGAAATTAGCACAGATGGAATTTAAACTGCCACCCCTGCTTACGGACTCTGAAATTGAGGAAGTTCTTTCTAAATTGTCCGACCTTACAAAGTGGGCAAATGAAATCATTGCTTATGCCACGGATGCTGCTGTTAATCACGGTAAAGAGTGGAGTGGTTTTAAGGTGGTCCAGGGCAGATCCGTCCGCAAATATAAGGACGAAGAAGCTGTGGCTGAAGCAGCCAAGGCAAACGGCTATAAGGATATCTACCGCCATAGTCTTATTACCCTTACGGAAATGCAGAAGCTGATGGGTAAAACGAAATTTGAGGAAATACTTGGTGGTCTCATACATAAACCACCGGGCAAGCCCACGCTGGTTCCATTTTCGGATAAGCGGCCAGCTATGAATATATCAAACGTAAAAAACGAATTTAACGAAATAACGGAGGAATTGGAATATGAATAATCAAAACAGAACTAAGGTTATTACAAGTGTCAACACCCGTCTCAGCTACTTTCACGGCTGGGAACCCGTATCCATCAATGGCGGAGCGGAAAAGTACAGCGTATCCGTATTGATTCCTAAAACAGATAAGGAAACTATCAATGCTATCAATGCAGCAGTAGATGCAGCCATTGAAGAGGGCCTTGCAAAGTTTGGTGGTAAAAAGCCGAATAAGGCGGCTATCAAACTGCCACTTCGTGATGGTGATGTAGAACGTGATGATGAGGCTTATAAAGGGCATTATTTTGTAAATGCCAACAGCAAGACTCCACCCCAAATAGTAGATAAAGCAGTTAGACCTATTCTAGATCGCAACGAGGTGTACAGTGGTTGTTATGCAAGAGTATCCCTAAATTTCTATGCTTTTAACTCTAATGGCAATAAGGGTGTAGCTTGCGGTCTTGGCAACATCCAGAAGATAAGAGATGGAGAGCCTTTAGGCGGAAGAACCAATGCAGCTGACGATTTCACAACTATTGAAGATGATGATTTTCTAGCATAAAGAATAAATACAGACGAGGTGGTGGAGGTTGTTCTTCTGCCACCTCGTTTGCATTGGAAAGGGCGGTAATACATGAATTCTATTTTTATTGATATTGAAACATTTAGTAGCGCCAATCTTCAAAAGTCTGGTGTTTACCGTTATGCCGAGAGTGATGATTTTGAAATTTTACTATTTGGCTATTCGGTGGATGGTGGTGAAGTACAAGTTGTTGACCTTGCTTGCGGAGAGGAAATCCCAGATGAAATCATAAACGCACTTATGGATGATTCCGTTACTAAGTGGGCTTTCAATGCAATGTTTGAGCGTGTGTGTCTATCAAAATGGCTTAATCTTACAGGATATCTTGACCCTGCATCTTGGAAATGCTCCATGATCTGGTCGGCATATATGGGACTTCCGCTATCTCTGGAAGGGGTCGGTGTAGTTTTAGGTTTAGAAAAGCAAAAATTGACTGAAGGTAAAGACCTCATCAAATATTTCTGTACACCATGCTCCCCTACAAAATCTAATGGTGGTCGAGTTCGTAATTTACCAGAACACGACATGGATAAATGGGAGCGGTTTAAAGTGTATAACATTCGCGATGTGGAAGCCGAGATGTCTATACAACAGAAATTATCTAAGTTTCCGATGCCAGAGAACATCTGGGAGGAATATCATCTCGACCAGGTAATCAATGATCGTGGCATTGCCATTGACATGACTTTCGTAAAACAGGCTGTTGTGATGGATGAACATTCCCGTGAAAAGCTAATGGCTTTAATGCAGGATATAACCAATTTGGAGAATCCAAACTCTGTACAACAAATGAAAGACTGGCTTGCCGATAATGGGCTAGAAACAGATACCCTTGGTAAAAAAGCGGTTGCTGAGATGTTAAAGACAGCACCTGAACCACTAGGCACTGTTTTAGAACTTCGTCAGCAACTTGCAAAATCATCGGTGAAAAAATACACAGCAATGGAGAATGCGGTATGTAGTGACGGTCGTGCAAGAGGAATGTTTCAGTTTTACGGAGCCAACAGAACCGGCAGATTCTCTGGCAGGCTGATTCAGTTACAAAATCTACCCCAAAACCATATGTCCGATTTGGAACAGGCTCGGGTTTTAGTTCGAAGCGGAAACTTTGATGCTCTTACTTTACTATATGATTCAATCCCAGAGGTACTGTCGGAGCTTATCCGTACTGCTTTTATACCACGAGAAGGTATGAAGTTCATTGTGGCAGATTTTTCAGCGATTGAGGCTCGCGTCATTGCTTGGCTTGCAGGTGAAAAATGGAGATTAGATGTATTCCAAAATGGCGGTGACATTTACTGTGCAAGCGCATCTCAGATGTTTAACGTACCTGTGGAGAAAAACGGTGTTAATGGGCATCTTCGTCAGAAGGGAAAAATTGCTGAACTAGCCCTAGGTTACGGAGGATCTGTTGGAGCGTTGAAATCAATGGGTGCTTTGGAGATGGGAATTGAAGAAGAGGAACTTCAACCTCTTGTAATGGCTTGGAGACAATCCAATCCCAATATTACAAAACTATGGTGGGATGTTGACCGCGCTGTAAAAACCTGCGTTAAGCAGAAAACTCCTACAGAAACACACGGCATTAAATTTATATATCAAAGTGGAATGCTCTTTATTGTCCTTCCTTCCGGCAGGCGGCTTTCCTATGTGAAACCTCGTATGGGAGAGAATGTATTTGGTGGCGAGTCAGTTACTTATGAAGGTATCGGTGGGACGAAAAAGTGGGAAAGAATCGAAAGCTACGGTCCAAAATTTGTAGAGAATATTGTTCAGGCAATCAGTCGTGACATTTTGTGCCACGCCATGCAGACGTTAAAGAATTGTTCCATTGTGGCTCATGTGCACGATGAAATTATAATCGAAGCGGATATGAGAATGTCACTTTCTACTATTTGTGAACAAATGGCTAGGACACCAACATGGGCAAATGGCCTGTTGCTTAGTGCTGATGGCTATGAGTGTCAGTTTTATCAAAAAGATTAAATATATTTTTTCAAAATCCTCAACATTCATTACCTCCTGTGGCTATTAGGTAGAGGGGTTTCCTCTCTGACTATATTACAGGAGGTAATTCGTATGGACGAATTAGTAAGAATCAACTATGAAAAAGACCGCCCCACAGTACTTGGCCGTGATTTGCATGCAGTTTTGGAAGTGAAAACACCCTATGATAAATGGTTTCCAAGAATGTGTGAGTATGGATTTGTGGAGGGTACGGACTTTTCGACATTTCTGTCGGAAAGTACAGGTGGAAGACCAGCTGTTGACCACCAAATAACAATTGATATGGCAAAAGAGCTATGCATGATACAGCGTACTCCAAAAGGAAAACAATGCCGCGGGTACTTTCTTGAAATTGAAAGACGATGGAACTCTCCAGAAGCAATCATGGCAAGGGCATTACAGTTTGCCAATCAGCAACTAAATCAAGTAAGGAATCAAAATAAATTACTTGAAGGTACGATTGCTGTTCAGAATCAGCAGATTGCGGAAATGAAACCGAAAGTCTCCTATTATGATGTAGTTCTAAATTGCAAAGACCTCATTTCTACATCAGCAATTGCCAAAGATTACGGTAAGTCAGCTATTTGGATGAACCGCTATCTTAATAAAAAGGGCATCCAATTTAAACAAGGTGGTATCTGGCTTTTATATCAGAAGTATGCAGAAAAAGGGTATACCAGCACCAAGACACATAGCTACATTGGTAGTAACGATGAACTGCATACAAAAGTCCATACATATTGGACTCAAAAAGGCAGACTCTTCATTTACGAACTGTTGAAGGCAGATGGTATTTTGCCGCAGATAGAAATGGAGGGTGTGTAATGGGAATTGATAAATTCAATCATGAAGGATACCATGACCCAACTCCCCATGAGGCACTGACCAACATAATAAGAAAGAAAAAGGCAGAGAAAAAATCTGCCTTTAAGCCACTTGTATATATTTGTTCTCCCTATTCCGGTGATGTAGAAGGAAACGTTAAAAAGGCTCGCAACTTTTGTAGATTTGCCTTGGAGAATAATTGCATCCCAATTGCTCCCCACCTTATGTTTCCACAGTTTATGGATGATGAAAATCCAGAGGAACGTGAACTTGCCATATTTATGGACATCGTGCTTATGGGCAAATGCTCCGAGGTTTGGGTGCTAGGCAATACCATCTCAAGCGGGATGGCAAGGGAGATTGAAGTAGCCAAGAAACGCAGACAAACGGTTAGGTATTTTAGTCCAGAGCATGAGGAGGTCGAAAGCTTATGAAAATCGCTGTGGGCAACAGTCGGATGGACAAGAAATGGAAAAACAAAGATATCTCGTGGGAGGATTTTTGTGCCCGTGTAAAGACAACACAACGTACTACGGAAACAGTAGAAGAATATCGGAAATTAAAAAGAGGCCAACAAGATGATATCAAAGATGTGGGTGGTTTTGTCGGAGGCCATTTAAAAGGGGGAAGGCGAAAGAAGGGCAATGTTTTATGCCGTTCTTTGCTTACCCTAGATATGGATTACGGTAGACCAGACATCTGGGAACAAATCAGTATGCTTTTTGATTTCAAATGCTGTGTTTATTCCACCCATAAGCATACACCGGAAAATCCAAGACTTAGGCTAATCGTTCCTCTCGCTCGTGAAATCAGCGAAGAAGAATACGCAGCCGTTGGACGTATGGTGGCAAAAGAAATTGGTATTGATCTTTTCGATGATACGACATATGAAGCCCATCGCCTTATGTATTGGCCATCCACTTCCTCTAACGGTAAATTTGTCTACGAAGAGCAGGATGGAGCATTACTTGACCCGGATATTTATCTTGCAAAATATGAAAATTGGCGAGATACGTCAACTTGGCCCGTATCAAGCAGGCAGTCTGAAGTTATTAATCGCAGTCTGAAAGAACAAGCAGATCCTATTTTAAAGGAAGGTGTGGTAGGAACTTTCTGTCGCACCTATTCCGTTCGTGAAGCAATTGATAAATTTTTAAGTTCAGTTTATGCACCATCTGTAATGGAAGGACGCTATGACTATATTCCAGCGGACAGTAGCGCGGGTGTGATTATCTATGATGATAAATTTGCATACAGCCACCATGCTACTGATCCAGCAAGCGGCCTGCTTCTTAATGCTTTTGATCTCGTTCGTATTCATAAATTCGGCTCTTTAGATGATAGAGCTTCCACTACTACGGCTCCTGGCAGGATGCCGTCTTTTGTGGCAATGTGCGAGTTTGCTATAAAAGATGAAGCGGTAAAAGCTGAGTTCGCAAAGGAGAGACAGGCTCAGGCTGAAGAGGAGTTTAGTGATGAGGATTGGCAGACAGGTTTGGAGCTGGATAAGCAAGGTCGGATAAAAGACTCTTTAGACAACATCGTTCTGATTATTCGGCATGATGAGGAATTACAACATATCGCTTTCAATTGCCACCGTGATGGGATCGATGCCAAAGGTGGTCTGCCTTGGGAACAGATTAAGATGGGTTGGAATGATTCGGATAACGCACTTCTTAAGGTGTACTTAAGCAGCAAATACGGAGTCTATTCACCTACCAAGACCAAGGATGCTGTGTTAGCGGTAGCGTCAGAACGAGCCTACCATCCTGTTAAAGAGTATTTAGACTCCCTGCCAAAATGGGATGGTATTAGCCGAGTGGAAAATCTGCTCATTGATTATTTCGGTGCAACAGATAATTCCTATACAAAAGCAGTGATTCGCAAAACAATGGTTGCAGCGGTAGCCCGCATTTATAGACCAGGTACAAAGTTTGATAGTGTTCTAATCTTAAACGGGCCTCAAGGTATCGGTAAGTCAACCTTCTTTGCCAAGCTTGCTAGAGACTGGTTTTCAGATAGTTTGACTATTACAGATATGAAGGATAAATCCGGGGCTGAGAAACTTCAGGGATATTGGTTACTGGAACTAGGAGAGCTTGCTGGAATGCGTAAGACGGATGTGGAGGTTGTAAAGTCCTTTATTTCAAGGGCGGATGATAAGTACCGTGCCAGTTATGGGGTCAATGTCGAAAGCCATCCCCGTCAGTGTGTAATTGTAGGTTCTACGAATGCAGAAAGCGGATTTCTTCGAGATATTACGGGCAATCGTAGATTTTGGCCAGTCCGCATTAACGGTAACGGTAAAAAGAAAGCTTGGCAGATGACCAAAGAGGAAGTACAGCAGATTTGGGCAGAGGCACTAGTGCTTTATGAGAAGGGCGAAAAACTCTACCTTGAAGGTGATGATGTATCCATGGCGACGAGTGAACAGGCAGATGCGATGGAAACAGATGAACGAGAAGGACTGGTTCGTACCTATCTGGATACGCTCTTGCCGAATGATTGGGACACGATGTCTTTGTACGAGCGTAGAAATTTCCTCGGCGGTAGCGAATTTGGCGGCGGCACCCGTGTTGGAACAGTAAAAAGGACCCTTGTTTGTAATATGGAAATTTGGTGTGAGTGTTTCGGTAAAGAGGCATCCATGTTAAAACCATCAGATTCCTATGCCATCGGTGCCATTATGAGAAAGATCAGTGAGTGGAACAAGTACACCGGGAACAAGAATGGTGTCGTAACGTTTCCTGTCTACGGAAAGCAACGAGCTTATTCCCGAGTCGAGGAACAACGCTAAGTTGTACCTTACCTTGTTCCCATACTGGTTCTTTCCCTAAAGTTAGTAATGATAAGGAAAATCAACGGTTCGGAACAAGTGGAACAAGAAGTATCCTATTTATTTATAAATAGTAAAAAGAAGTAATAGTAGCCTGTGCATACACGCATACGCGCGCGTATAGGAAAATTGGGTCAAAGTTGTTTTCTTGTTCCGAGCCTTTTTATATGGGAGGTATTTATGCTTGAAAAATATATAGAAAAGAAACTGGTGGCTGAGGTAAAAAAGATGGGAGGCATTGCGGCGAAGTTTGTTAGTCCAGGTTTAGATGGGATGCCAGACCGCCTAGTACTTTTACCACATGGGAAGATGGCTTTTATAGAATTAAAGGCTCCAGGAAAGAAACCTCGTCCGTTACAGATTAGAAGAATAAGGCAATTACAGAAGTTAGGCTTTACCTGCTATGTAATTGATGATGTTAAGCAGATTGGAGGGGTACTGGGTGAAATACAATCCTCATAAATATCAGATCTATGCAACGAATTTCATTCTAGAGCATCCCATAGCCGCGGTGTTTTTAGAAATGGGTCTTGGCAAAAGCGTCATTACTCTAACGGCTATATTTGATTTATGTCTTGATAGTTTTGAAATTGGAAAGGTTCTGGTCATTGCCCCGCTTCGAGTAGCAAGGGATACTTGGCCAGCTGAGATAAATAAGTGGGAGCATTTAAAAGGACTGGAGTTTTCGGTAGCTATCGGCACAGAACAGGAGCGATTGGCGGCTCTTAGAAAACCTGCAAGTGTCTATCTTATAAACAGAGAAAATGTTGACTGGTTAGTAAACAAAAGTGGCATTCCTTTTAATTATGACATGGTGGTCATTGATGAATTGTCATCTTTTAAGTCCTATGGAGCAAAAAGATTTAAGAGTTTACTAAAAGTCAGACCTAGGGCGAAACGTATCGTGGGTCTTACAGGTACTCCATCCAGTAACGGGTTAATGGATTTGTGGGCAGAGTTTCGTATTCTCGACATGGGTAAAAGACTCGGCAGATACATAACTCACTACCGCAATTCCTTCTTTACTCCAGATAAACGTAATCAGCAGATTGTATTTTCATATAAACCGTTACCTGGGGCAGAAGATGCCATATATCGACTAATTTCAGATATTACCATTTCAATGAAGTCGGTTGATTTTCTAAAAATGCCAGAATGCGTGATAAATGAAGTGTCGGTGTATCTAAATGATAAAGAACAATCAGTATACGATCACTTTCGTGAAGAGATGGTTCTTGAGCTTGCCAATGAGGAGATTGATGCCATGAATGCAGCAGTCCTTTCAGGCAAACTCCTGCAAATGGCAAACGGTGCTGTCTATGATGATGATAAAAATACTCATATTATCCATGACCGCAAGCTGGATGCTCTTGAAGATTTAATCGAAGGTGCAAACGGCAAACCTGTTCTTATTGCATATTGGTATAATCACGATTTAGAGCGTATTAAAGCAAGATTTAATGTTAGAGAAATTAAAACATCCAAGGATATCAAAGACTGGAACAACGGTGATATTTCTGTGGCGGTTATCCATCCCGCATCAGCAGGACACGGTCTCAATTTACAAAGTGGTGGTTCAACACTTATTTGGTTTGGTCTTACCTGGAGTCTAGAGCTCTATCAGCAAACAAATGCAAGACTTTGGAGACAAGGACAAAATGAAACGGTGGTTATCCATCATATTGTTACTAAAGGCACGATTGATGAAGATGTGATGAGAGCTTTGAAACGAAAGGAAAAGACACAGTCCGATCTTATAAATGCTGTCAAAGCAAATCTGGGGAAAGCGAGGGGTGTTGTATGATGGATGCATTTGAAAAACTGGCAAATGCGATTATTCTACAGGCGGTCAAGGATTATCGTTTTGCTCTGAAAAGATTAGCAAAACACCCTCGCAATGGTTCTGCTTTATATACAAAACGTGAGGTTGAGTGCTTCTTTCATTCTGGATTGTTCAATGTCCTCACCTCACTAAACCCTGACATGTTAATTCAACAGCTACAAGAGGAGGTGGTGCGATGATGACAGCTAAGGAATTCTTAAAGCAGGCTTATCGCCTGAATGAATTGATTAACTCCGACCTTGAAGAGTTACAAAACTTAAGGGAACTATCAAGAAGTGTTTCATCCCCCGTTCTTGAGGAAAAAGTCAGTCGAACCAAGAGTACTGACCCACCCTTTGAAAAATATGTAATTAGAATAGTAGATTTGGAGCAACAGATACAACAAGAGGTGGAACGATTAGTAAAACTGAAATCAGATATCCGTGAAGCGATTAACCAGATGGAAAACGTGGATGAGAAGCTGCTTCTTCGCTACCGATACATTAACTTTCTTAACTGGGAAGAAATTTGTGTCAACCTTAATGTTTCCATGAGAACCGTGCATAGACTCCATTCATCTGCATTGCAGCATTTAAAGGTGCCTAAATAAAAAGGAGTAACCTGAAAAGAGTGAGGGAAGAGGGTCAAAAGGCCATCTTCTCCACTACCTTTAGTCAATGTGGGAAAATAGCAGTGATTCAAATAATTAGTATTTCACTTTTAATGATTAATTAAATTAAAATGAGCTGTCAAAACAACAGCTCATTTCTTACCTGCTTTGAGTATCTGCCTAATGCGTGATTTCAGTATAAACTTTTACAGTTTTCAGGTAGTTTGAAAGGATTATCTTTATTGATACGGTCATAAAACATAATTCCGTTTAGATGATCTATTTCATGTTGAATAACAATAGAGGAATAGCCATTGAGTTTTAATATTATTTCTTCTCCTTCTAAATTAAACCCTTTCACTTTAATTCTTTCATATCTTGGGACGAATCCATTTATATCTCGATCAACAGAAAGGCAACCTTCACTTGGTGGTAAGTAAATCATAGAAACTGAATGACTTATTATTTTTGGATTAATAAGAGTATATTCATGTTCTTTCTCCCTCTCGTCAGTGAAATACGCTACAAACATTCGCTTATTCAAGCCAATCCGATTCGCGGATAATCCAACTCCTCCACGCAATTTATATTTTTTGGATAGAATGGGGTCTTGACTATTTTTTAAGAAATTCATCATACTAGTTAATGTTTCCTTATCTTCCTCAGAGGGAGGTACCATCACTTCTAGTGTTGGTCGATGTAAGATATCATTACCTTCACCCACAATATCTTCCATTGTTATCATATAATTTGAATGAAATTTATTCATAAATAAACAATTCATCTACCTTTACTTTTAACGTTTTTGATAATTTAAATGCCAGTTCTAGTGTGGGATCATATTTATCATTCTCTATACAATTTATTGTTTGTCTAACAACTCCACACTTCTTAGCAAGTTGCTCTTGTGTTATCCCCAATTTGTTCCGTATTGCTTTAATTTTATTTTTCAACAGTATCACCTATGTCAAAGATATTGGACATTTTTTATTATAACAATTTCAATAAATATGTCAATAAATTTGGACATTTCAATGTATCTATTAGTGGTTTTTGTACGCAGTAATCTGAATGCTCGTAAAAGGTTGGCACACTTTGGCACAGTTTGGCACACAATGACACTGTTTGTCCGTAGTGAAAGTTATATAATGGTAGTATGGAATATTAATAAACAGAAGCCTTCACGGGAGCATTTCTCCTGCGAGGGCTTTTTCTATGGGCAAAAGGAGGTGCAAGTATGCCAAAGAAACCTAAGCGACCGTGCTCTTACCCTGGTTGCCCAGAGCTAACCGACAAGCGCTTTTGTGAAGAGCATGGCAAGAAGGAAGCCGCACGGTATGAAAAGTATGACCGTGACCCAGCAACCCGTAAGCGTTATGGTCGTGCTTGGAAAAGGATACGTGACCGCTACATTGCAGCTCATCCTCTTTGTGAGGAATGTAAACGACAAGGGAAGCTGACCCCAGCAAATGAAGTCCATCACATTCTTCCTCTTGCAAGAGGAGGGACTCACGATAGAAGTAATCTGATGGCTCTTTGTACTCCTTGCCACTCTGCTATCACAGCAAGAGATGGAGGCCGCTGGGGAACCCGGTAGGGGGAGTCAAATCTCCACAGCTTTTCATTTGTGTAACGGGCGTGGGGTAACGCGTGAAAATTCGCGGTTTCAAACGAGGTAATAGGCCCATCGATGAAAAGAGGTGAGTGAATGGCCAAAGATGGAACAAATCGAGGCGGCGCCCGTATAGGCTCCGGTCAAAAGAAAAAACCACTTGCTGACAAAATTGCAGAGGGAAATCCCGGTAAAAGAAAGCTTGAAGTCGTCGAGTTCAAGAATACTGCTGACCTGAAGGGGCAGGAAATGCCAAAGCCAAGGGCCATGCTCTCCGCAGTGCAAAAGGATGGGAAAACCCTAGTAGCGAGTGAAATCTATGAAATTACATGGAAATGGCTTGAGGAGCGAGAATGTGCCCATTTGGTACTTCCACAGCTTCTAGAACGGTATGCCATGAGTGCGGCCAGATGGATACAGTGTGAGGAAGCGGTAACCGAGTTTGGTTTCCTAGCCAAGCATCCAACAACCGGCAATGCAATTCAAAGTCCTTATGTAGCAATGAGCCAAAGCTTTATGAGTCAGACAAACAGGCTATGGATGGAGATATATCAAATCGTTAGGGAGAACTGTGCTACAGAGTACTCTGGTTTAAACCCACAGGACGATGTGATGGAGCGACTGCTATCTGCCCGCAGAGGAAAATAAAGATGAGGAGATATGATGTAATGAGTAAGAGATATTTAACAGCAGAAAGTGTATGTGCTGGACATCCTGATAAACTATGCGACATTATTGCAGATAGCATTTTGGAAGCATGCCTACGTAAAGATAAGGCATCACGTGTCGCTTGTGAGGTAATGGCAACCAAGGGAAAAATTATCGTGGCGGGCGAGATCTCCTGCAGCGAGAAAGTGAATATTAGAGACATTGTAAAAACTGTACTAAAGGATGTGGGATACAATCCTCTAAAATTTTTGATTTATGTATATGTACATAATCAAAGTGTAGATATTGCGGCTGGTGTGAACACCGCACTGGAAGCACGAAATGGGATAAACGAACAGTACGGTTCCATCGGTGCTGGAGACCAGGGAACTATGTATGGCTATGCTACAAGGGAAACAAGAGAAATGCTTCCCCTGCCCCTTGTACTTTCCCACAGAATCGTAAAGAGACTGGATGATTGTCGCAAAGGAAAACTGATAAAAGGGATTCTTCCTGATGGTAAAGCACAGGTAACTGTGGAGTATGAAGATGACACTCCAGTAAGAATAAAGACGATTGTGATTTCGGTACAGCATGATAAGAATAAAACACAGGACGAACTTAAGGCGGATATCCTTAACAATGTCTTATGGCAGTGCTTTGAGGACTTCCCTTTTGATGATGAAACCGAGCTTCTTATCAATCCGTCGGGGCAGTTTGTTCTTGGTGGTCCCGCTGCCGATACGGGTTTGACTGGAAGAAAAATCATGGTCGATACCTATGGAGGGCTTGCATCCCATGGGGGTGGTGCTCTTTGTGGCAAAGACCCAACCAAAGTTGACCGAAGCGGTGCTTACATGACTCGGTATATTGCCAAACATATCGTTTGGTGCGGTTATGCCAAGAAATGTGAAGTGAGTATTTCCTATGCCATTGGTAAGGCAAATCCTGTAGCCTTTACTGTAAATACCCTTGGCACTGGAACTGTTTCTGATGAAATACTAACTATTGCTGCTCAGGAGACTTTCAACTTAAGACCTGCGGCCATCATTGAAAAGCTGCGTCTAAGAAATGTGATTTATTCTGATACAGCGGTTTATGGTCACTTTAATAGTTGTCTGTTCCCATGGGAGGATGTAAATAAGTACAGTGAATTTAGAAAGGCGGTGGAAAAGTATGTTGATTGAAAAGATTAAAACAAAACAACTCATCCCCGCTGACTATAACCCAAGGAAGGATTTAAAACCGGGTGATCCAGAGTACGAGAAACTTAAACGTTCCCTTGAGGAGTTTGGGTATGTAGAACCCGTTATATGGAATAAAACCACAGGAAGAGTTATCGGAGGTCACCAACGCTTGAAAGTCCTGCTGAGTATGGGCATGGATGAAATAGAATGTGTAGTAGTTGAAATGGATGAGCAAAAAGAAAAGGCTCTGAACATTGCACTAAATAAAATAAGTGGTGATTGGGATAAAGATAAATTGGCGCTACTTATCACAGACCTAAATGCTTCTGACTTTGATGTATCTCTAACAGGTTTTGACCCAGGAGAATTGGATGATCTTTTTAAGGATTCCCTTAAGGATAATATAAAAGAAGATGATTTCGATGTAGATAGCGAGCTGAAAAAGCCCGCTATTTCGCATTTAGGGGATGTTTGGATACTTGGACAGCATCGACTTGTCTGTGGAGATAGTACAAGGAAAGACACCTTTGATGTCTTGATGGATGGAAAAGCTGCCAATCTGGTAGTTACGGACCCTCCATATAACGTCAACTATGAAGGTTCTGCTGGAAAAATAAAAAATGACAATATGGGTAATGAAGCGTTCTATGATTTCCTGCTTGCAGCATTCCAAAATACTGAAGCAGCGATGGCAAAGGACGCTTCTATTTATGTATTTCATGCCGATACGGAAGGACTCAATTTTAGAAGAGCATTCTCCGATGCAGGGTTTTATCTTTCCGGCACTTGTATTTGGAAGAAGCAATCCCTTGTTCTCGGTCGTTCCCCTTATCAGTGGCAACATGAACCGGTACTCTTTGGATGGAAAAAGAAAGGCAAGCATCTCTGGTATTCAGACCGCAAGCAGACCACCATCTGGGAGTTTGAGAAACCAAAGAAAAATGGCGACCATCCAACCATGAAACCAGTGGCACTTGTGGCATACCCCATTATGAATTCGAGTCTTAGTAACTGCATCGTGCTTGATCCCTTTGGTGGTTCAGGAAGTACATTGATTGCTTGTGAGCAGACCGATAGAATTTGCTACACCATTGAACTGGATGAAAAGTACTGTGATGTCATTGTGAAAAGGTATATTGAGCAAGTCGGAAACTCGGATGGTGTGTTTCTTTTAAGAGATGGTTCGAAATTTAGATATGGTGACCTGCCGGAGGTGAATGCAGATGAGTAAATTGACACTCGGTTCCCTTTTTGATGGTAGTGGTGGTTTTCCTCTAGGTGCTCTGCTTTGTGGAATTGAGCCGTTATGGGCTTCTGAAATTGAACCATTTCCTATAAGGGTCACGACTAAACGCATCCCACAGATGAAGCATTATGGGGATATCAATAAACTAAATGGTGCGGAGCTTCCGCCTGTAGATATCATAACATTTGGTTCGCCTTGCACCGATATGAGTGTGGCAGGTAAAAGAGCTGGTCTAGACGGAGAGCAATCCGTCCTTTTTTATGAAGCAATACGAATTATTAAAGAAATGAGGTGTAAGACCAATGGACAATATCCAAGGTACGCAGTCTGGGAAAATGTCCCTGGCGCATTCTCGTCAAATAAAGGAGAAGACTTCAAGGCAGTCCTCGAAACGGTCATCAGCGTCAAAGAGCCGAACACCTCGGTGCCTTTACCTGAAAAAGGACGATGGCCATACGCAGACATCTACATGGGAGACGGATGGAGTGTGGCATACCGAACTATTGATGCGCAATATTTCGGAGTCCCCCAGCGTCGTCGTAGAATCTACCTTGTCGCAGATTTTGCAGACAGATGTGCCGGAGAAATACTATTTGAGTCCGAAGGCTTGTCAAGGGATTTTACGCCGAGCGGCAGCCCGTGGAAAAGAACTGCCGGAAATGCTAAAAACAGCACTGGAAAAGCAGGCGATAGCATAACTTGCCTAAATGACCAAGGCGGGAAAGTGATGTCTGTTTCGGAGGATATTACCGCCACACTTCGGGCGGAGGAACATGGACATCAGCCTTGCGTAATGCAGTCAAGTGGATTTTGTACCGAACACAGCGCCAAGAGCCGAAGTGTAGGTTATGAGGAAGAACGCTCTCCTACCCTTCGTGCAGGGGTTGTTCCAGGTACAGTCATGTCCTTTGAACCTGGTGCTGTTTCACGCATTGGTGGCCATACAGATAAAAACTTAAGTGGATCACTTCGTGCAAACATGGGAGATAACCAAACGGCTGTTGTCATTGAAAATCATCCAACTGATAGTCGTGTAAAACTGTCAGAGGATAATAAAGTACAGACGCTGACCTCTCGGATGGGGACTGGCGGTGGGAATGTACCCCTTATTATGAACACACCTAAAACATTAAAAATCCGCTCTGGCTGTGAAGGCGGCGGTAAGGGTGCATTGATACAGGATAATAAGTCTGCCACTCTTGGATGCAATAATGACCAGACCGTTTTTGTACCTACCGCATATGGCATCTGTTCTAATAAAAGTAATTCTATGCAGTCAAGCAATCCACATAGCGGTATATATGAAGCGGATACTTCTCGAACCATTGATGCCAATGGAGGAAATCCAGGATGTAATCAAGGTGGTATTGCAGTTGTTGCTTTGCAAGGCTCGATGATTGGAAGAGAGGATAAAAACGGTCCCCAAGGAAGCGGTATAGATGAAGATGTTTCTTTTACGTTGAATACCACGGATCGTCATGCTATTGCCTATGTTATGACAACCGGAGCCTATGCACAGGTTGAAGAAGATAAAGCACCAACTTTATTGTCGAGAGATTACAAGGATGCCCCTGTAGTAACTCAACCTTCTTACGGTATTGATCGGGCAGCCTTTAATCAAGGAAAGAACGCGCTATATAAACCTTCAATAGATAAAGAACAGCAACCTACACTCACGGCAAAGGGGCCTGGAGCAGTGGCACAACCAGCATCCTTTTACCCTCAGATGAAAGCTGAAAGTCAATGCTATAGGCAGGATGGTACATCAAATGCGCTTATCAATGGCACTAATCCAGGTTATCAAAACGGATTGGTTGAACCAGACTATATCGTCAGAAGGCTTACACCAACCGAGTGTGCTAGATTGCAAGGCTTCCCCGATGATTGGTGTGATGATCTTGGTACGGAAAATCCTACAGAAGATGAAATTTTATTCTGGACGGAGGTTTGGGAAACCCACCGCAAAATCATAGGTAAAAGCAGTAGACCAAAAACAAGAAAGCAGATTATAAAATGGCTTAACAATCCTCATTCAGATTCAGCCGAATACAAAATGTGGGGCAATGGTGTAGCACTTCCATGCGTCTGTTTTGTGTTGACTGGCATTGTGTTATCTACACAAAATACCGCCGATGAATAAACAGTAACTTCTACAGAAAGATACTCTAAATGACTTGATATTAACAGCCTTTAGAGTGATATATGTACGTACCGAAAATAGAAAGGCGGTATGAAAATGAAGATTAACTATAATGTTACAGGACCCAAAAGAAAAGCACTGGTTAACGCAATCAGCCAAGAACTGAATGTTCCTATTAAATACCTCGGGGCACCTACATTTGCCTATGAGGTGGCGGACTACAATATTGACAAAAACGGAGTACTCAGTGGGCCAGATAACTCTGAACTGGTTGGTAATCTATTGGGACTTCACGACTTAAAGCCAATTTCAGAAGAATTTGGTACACCATCTCAGAAAAAAGAAGCGAATGAAACTGAAGAATCTATCAATCTGATAATTCAAATGCCACGGGCAGATTTTACCGACACAGCCCTTGAGAACTTAAAAGGATTGGTAGAGAGTAAAGCAGCTCTTATAAAGACAGCACTTGATACGGACTCCATTCCAATCAATGTAACTGAAGAAATTGTCGCCTTCCCTTGGTTTCAAGGTGAGTGCTCAACAGAAGAAGTTAAGGCCTACACCCATTTTATAACAGCACTTTGCGAAATGGCGAAAAAACAGACACGCGTCAACTCCACCGAGAAATCAGTAGAGAATGAAAAGTACGCTTTTCGTTGCTTCCTTCTCAGGCTTGGCTTCATCGGCCCAGAATATAAAACGGAACGAAAGATTCTCCTCTCCAAGCTATCAGGTAGCTCTGCTTTCAAAAGCGGGGCGGCCAAGCAGGAGGTGAGTGAACAATGAATATCATTCACCCAGAAATGTTAAAGCAACTTAGAAGCTATTACACTCCAGGAACCCGTGTCATGCTACTTAGAATGAACGACCCATATACAAAACTTCAACCTGGAGCTAAAGGCACGGTTACTAGTGTTGATGACATCGGAACGATTCACGTCAGTTGGGATTCCGGTGGTTCCCTTGGAGTGACCTTTGGTGAGGATTTATGCAAGAAAATCGAAGAGTAACCATACACATTTCGAGCCAAATATGGCAGTAAATATGTAGATTTATATTGCGAAATTGTCTTGCTATAAAAGCCTTTTAGAGTGATATATGTACATGCCGAAAGGACACACACACTTTAGAAGGAGCGAGAAAAATGTTAAACGCAAAATTTGGAATCGAAATCGAGTTCACAGGAATCACAAGGGAAAGAGCAGCAAAGGTTGTTACTGAATTTCTACAAGGTACTTATGCTGAAGGCGGGACCTATTACGATACGAAAAAGGTAACAGCACCAGACGGTAGGGTTTGGAAGTTTATGAGTGACGGGAGCATCCACTGCCAAAGAAAAGAAGGTGGAAGGAAGGTTGCCGCTGGCAGAGAATACAGCGTCGAGTTAGTCAGCCCCATTCTTACCTACCAAGAGGATATTGAAACATTACAAGAGCTGGTGAGAAAGCTCCGCAAAGCCGGAGCCTTTACAAATACATCTTGCGGCATTCATATTCATCTAGACGGTGCTAAGCATACACCAAGAAGTATTCGAAACTTTGTAAATATCATCGCAAGCAAAAACGACTTATTTTACAAAGCACTTCAAATTGCACCGCAGAGAATGAACTACTGCAAAAAGATGGACAGCATTTTGGTTGAGAAAATGAACCGCAAGAAGCCTAAAACTTTGAGAGAAATTGAGGACATTTGGTACGAAGGTTACAGTGAGAGTAGAAGCGCCCACTATCACAATAGCCGCTACCATTTCCTCAACCTTCACAGCTTTTTTACTGGAAACCATACAGTTGAACTTCGAGGGTTTAACAGCGAGCTTCATGCTGGGAGGATAAGAAGCTACATTGTTCTAGCACTCGCCATTAACCACCAAGCCTTAACGCAAAAGTGTGCATCGACAAAGAAACCTCAAATTGAGAATGAGAAATTCGCCATGAGAACCTACCTAAACCGAATTGGTTTTATTGGCGACGAATTTGCAAACTGCAGAGAACATTTAACCGCAGCACTTTCGGGTTCAGCTGCATGGCGGTTTCGGGCGGCCTGAGCTGCCCTTAAACCCAAAAGCTAAGAAGGAGGATGACAATGAATAGTAAATTATATCTTGCCTATGGCTCCAACCTCAACCTGGAGCAGATGTCCAACAGATGCCCCACAGCGAAGGTGGTAGAAACAAGCCAAATCGATAATCACCGCTTGTTATTTAGAGGGGCACACGCGGGCGCTGTGGCAACCATTGAGCCTTTTAAGGGAGACAGTGTACCCGTGTTGGTGTGGGAAATCACACCGGCTGATGAGGCAGCACTTGACCGCTACGAAGGATGGCCTTTCCTTTATCGCAAGGAAACCGTAAAAGTGAAATTGAACGGCAAAACCGTCAAGGCGATGGTCTACATTATGAATGACGGAAGACCGCTTGGACAACCGAGCTGTTATTATTACAGTACCATTTTAGAAGGTTATAAGAGTGCGGGCTTCGATGTGGATATCCTGCGCAAAGCGACAACCGATTCAGCTGAATCGGAGGAGGCAATCAATGAATGAGATAATTAAGGAACAAATCCTTTCCATCCGTAAAAGTGGAGTCACAAATATGTTTGATGTGAACCGAGTCCAGTATGAAGCAAATGAACGAGGGTTTTATGAATTGGTAGTCTATTTAATAGACCATAAAGCGGAATATGCTCATTTCATAATGACAGGGGAAGTGGATGGAAATAAGTAAATAAAATTAAACAGGATAAGGAGAAGGGCTTCATCTATAGGATTGAGGCTCTTTTCTTTTGTCCTTTTTCATAAAAGGGGCGGTGTTTATGCGGAAACTGAAGAAATATAAGCCGACCGCCTTTATAGCTGATGGGTCATATTACGATAAGGATGCTGCTGATTACGCTGTGGCTTTTATCGAAGCACTCTCCCATACGAAAGGTTTATGGGCAGGTAAGCCTTTTGAACTTATCGATTGGCAGGAGCAAATCATCCGTGATTTATTCGGGATTTTAAAGACAGATGGATATCGGCAGTTTAACACTGCTTATGTAGAAATACCTAAAAAGATGGGAAAAAGCGAGCTTGCCGCAGCAATTGCACTTCTTCTCACTTGCGGTGATGGTGAAGAACGGGCGGAGGTATACGGTTGTGCCGCCGACCGCCAGCAGGCATCAATTGTATTTGAAGTAGCAGCCGATATGGTGCGCATGTGTCCAGCACTAAATAAACGTGTAAAGTTGCTGGCTTCAACTAAGCGATTGGTGTACCTGCCGACCAACAGCTTCTATCAGGTATTGTCGGCTGAAGCCTACTCTAAACACGGCTTCAATATACATGGTGTTGTTTTTGATGAACTTCATACTCAGCCAAACCGGAAGTTATTTGACGTTATGACGAAAGGATCTGGGGATGCTAGAACTCAACCACTCTATTTTCTTATCACCACTGCTGGGACGGATACCCAAAGTATATGCTACGAAACACACCAGAAAGCGGTTGATATTATTGAGGGCAGAAAATACGATCCCACGTTTTACCCTGTAATCTACGGAGCTAAAGAAGAGGATGATTGGACAGACCCAAAAGTGTGGAAAAAAGCAAATCCAAGCTTGGGAATTACAGTTGGAATTGACAAGGTAAGAGCTGCTTGTGAAAGTGCAAAGCAGAACCCAGCTGAGGAGAACAGCTTCCGGCAATTGCGCTTAAATCAGTGGGTTAAACAATCTGTCCGATGGATGCCAATGGCAAAGTGGGATGCCTGTGCATTTCCAGTTATACCAGAAAGTCTCGAAGGACGGGTCTGTTATGGAGGTCTTGACTTATCTTCTACAACAGATATTACAGCCTTTGTATTAGTTTTCCCACCGGAGGATGAAACAGATAAATACATTGTTCTTCCGTATTTTTGGATGCCAGAGGACAACATTGACATCCGAGTCCGAAGAGACCATGTACAATACGATCTTTGGGAGAAACAGGGATATATTCTAACCACAGAAGGCAATGTAGTGCATTACGGCTACATTGAGCGGTTTATTGAAGAACTTGGCGAAAAGTATAACATTCGAGAAATTGCATTTGACCGTTGGGGAGCAGTTCAAATGGTTCAGAACCTTGAAGGAGCAGGCTTTACTGTCGTTCCATTCGGTCAAGGCTTTAAAGATATGTCACCGCCAACCAAAGAACTAATGAAATTGACATTAGAAGAAAGAATAGCGCACGGTGGGCATCCAGTGCTTCGTTGGATGATGGACAACATCTTTATAAAAACTGACCCAGCAGGTAACGTGAAACCGGATAAGGAAAAAAGTACAGAAAAGATAGATGGTGCGGTAGCGACCATCATGGCACTTGATCGTGCTATCCGTTGCGGCTCAGGTAATAGCGGAGATTCAGTGTATGACGAGAGAGGTTTGATTGTCTTTTAAACCTTAATGGTTAACACAAAGTTTATATTCGGAGGTGACGCCTATGAATCTAATAAGAGGACTGTTTCGGTCAAGGGACAAACCGCAAAACCGTGTGGGTAGTGCATTTTCCTTCCTGTTTGGTGGTACGTCATCTGGCAAAACAGTGAACGAGCGTACTGCAATGCAAGCAACAGCAGTGTATGCCTGCGTAAGGATACTAGCTGAAGCGATTGCAGGACTGCCACTTCATGTATATAGATATCGTTCAGATGGAGGTAAAGAAAAGATTCCTTTTCACCCGCTGTATTACCTTCTTCATGATGAACCAAATCCAGAGATGACTTCATTCGTGTTTCGAGAAACACTGATGAGTCATCTTTTGCTTTGGGGAAATGCCTTTGCACAGGTGGTCAGAAACGGTCGTGGGCAGGCAGTGGCGCTTTATCCCCTACTCCCCAACAAGATGCAAGTTAGTCGAGCAACAAATGGTGAGCTGGTCTATACCTATTACCGTGATACGGACGAAAGTGGCCTAAATCCAAAAGGCGGCTATGTCACACTCCGTAAAGATGAGGTTCTTCACATTCCTGGCTTAGGTTTTGATGGACTCATTGGTTATAGCCCTATCGCCATGGCGAAAAATGCAATCGGCATGTCACTTGCTACTGAAGAGTACGGTGCGGCATTCTTTGCCAATGGCGCAAATCCCGGAGGTGTGCTGGAACACCCAGGAGTAATCAAAGATATACAGAGGGTCAAGGATAGCTGGAATAGTGCCTACCAAGGCACAGGCAATGCTCACAAAATTGCTGTATTGGAAGAGGGCATGAAGTTTCAAGCCATTGGTATCCCACCGGAACAGGCACAATTTCTTGAAACACGGAAATTCCAAATTAATGAGATTGCGAGGATTTTCCGAGTGCCGCCCCATATGGTGGGTGATCTTGAAAAGTCTAGTTTCTCCAATATTGAGCAGCAATCGTTGGAATTTGTAAAATACACCCTCGATCCGTGGGTGGTTCGATGGGAGCAAAGTCTCCAGCAATCGCTTATTTTGCCTTCTGAGAAAACTTCACTATTTATTAAGTTCAATTTGGATGGACTGCTTCGTGGTGATTACCAAAGTCGTATGAATGGCTACGCTACAGGTCGACAAAATGGCTGGATGTCAGCCAACGATATCCGTGAACTGGAGGATATGAACCGCATACCAGCTGAGGAAGGTGGCGACTTATATCTAGTTAACGGAAATATGACAAAACTGGCTGACGCAGGTGCGTTTGCCAAAACCAAAGGAGGTCAGTAAATGAGGAAGTTCTGGAACTGGGTGCGTGATTCTGATGAAGAGCGTACCCTCTATTTAAATGGAGTGATATCTGAAGAAACGTGGTGGGGCGATGAAGTCACACCTAAGATTTTTAAAGATGAATTGCTGGCAGGCACCGGCAATATTACGGTGTGGATTAATTCCCCTGGTGGTGATGTGTTCGCAGCAGCTCAGATTTATAACATGCTCATGGAGTATACCGGAAAAGTCACTGTAAAGATTGATGGACTTGCGGCAAGTGCAGCTTCCGTTATTGCAATGGCGGGTGGAGATGTATATATGTCCCCGGTTTCCATGCTAATGATTCATAACCCATCAACGATTGCGATCGGTGACAGTGAGGAAATGCTTCGAGCAAAGGCCCTATTAGATGAGGTCAAGGAAAGTATTATTAATGCCTATGAGTTAAAAACGGGTCTTTCCCGAACAAAACTCTCCCATCTGATGGATGCAGAATCATGGATGAATGCAAATAAGGCTATTGAACTTGGTTTTGCAGATAAAATCATGTTTATGGAAAGTGAAACACTAGATTTGAAGGATAGTCTTATTTTTAGCAGGATGGCGGTTACTAACTCGCTTATCAACAAACTGCCAAAACAACCAAAACAGAAAACAGGTACACCCATTGAGTCGCTGGATAAGCGGCTTTCTTTAATTTTGAACTAATTTAAAGGAGGAAATAACGATGAGTAAAATTCTTGAATTGCGTGAGAAGCGCGCTAAAGCATGGGATGCAGCAAAGGCATTCCTTGATTCAAAACGTGGCGGTGATGGACTGTTATCCGCCGAGGACACGACAACCTATGAAAAAATGGAAGCCGATGTGGTGGCACTTGGTAAGGAAATCGAACGTTTGGAACGCCAAGCATCTATCGACTTAGAACTGTCAAAAGCAACCAGTAACCCAATAACGAATGAACCTACTAGAACTGGAGAGGAAAAGACCGGACGCGCAAGTGCTGAATATAAAAAAGCTTTCTGGAATGCAATGCGTGACAATGTCAGCTATGAAGTAAGGAACGCTCTAAAGATTGGCACTGATTCTGAAGGTGGATTCCTTGTACCAGATGAGTTTGAGCGTACGCTAGTAGAAGCCCTAGAGGAAGAAAATATTTTCCGTAGGTTAGCCAATGTCATCACTACATCTTCTGGTGACCGCAAGATTCCTGTTGTTGCAAGCAAAGGCACTGCAAGCTGGATCGATGAAGAAGGAGCTATTCCTGAGAGCGATGATAGCTTCGGTCAAGTATCCATTGGGGCTTATAAACTGGCAACGATGATTAAAGTGTCAGAGGAACTGCTAAACGATTCCGTGTTCAATCTCGAAAGCTACATCACAAGAGAATTCGCACGACGTATTGGTAACAAGGAAGAAGAAGCCTTCTTTATAGGTGACGGTACAGGAAAGCCAACAGGGATTTTGAATGCTACTGGTGGTGGTCAAGTTGGGGTTACTACGGCAAGTGCCACTGCCATTACTTTGGATGAGGTATTAGATTTATTCTACAGCTTAAAAGCACCGTATCGAAATAAGGCAGTATTCGTAATGAATGATGCCACTATAAAAGCTATCCGTAAATTAAAAGACGGAAACGGACAGTACTTATGGCAACCTTCTGTCCAAGCGGGAACACCTGATACGATTCTTAACCGCCCGCTGTACACCTCGTCATATGTACCTACTATTGAAGCAGGTGCAAAGACTGTGGTATTCGGTGATTTTAGTTATTACTGGGTGGCAGACCGTCAAGGACGAGTATTCAAACGATTAAATGAACTCTATGCTGTTACAGGTCAAGTAGGATTTATTGCGACTCAACGAGTTGATGGAAAGCTTATCTTACCGGAGGCCGTTAAGGTACTCCAACAGAAAGCTTAACGGAGGTGCTTTATGAGTTATAACACGAAGAATTATACCGAACAAGGCGGAGAAAAAACTGTCATCGGTGGTGTTTTAGAAATTAAAGAAGGGGCCTCGGTTACGGGGCTTCCTATTGCTGAAAACCAGGTAGACAGCACCGCCATCGATGTTGCTGGTCTAGTTACGGACTTTAACGCTCTGCTTGCCAAACTAAAAGCAGCGGGGCTTATGGAGTCTGACTAAGGTGGAATGTAAAGGAGGTTGGTGGTATGGCAGTGGCAGATAATCTCTTGCCTAAAGTTAAAGCGAACTTAATTTTAGCACATGATCAGGATGATGCCCTCCTTATTGGATTTATCACTGCTGCAGTCTCCTATGCACAGAGCTATCAGCACGTTCCTGAAAACTATTATGAAACTCATTCTATGCCTCCAACAACAGAACAAGCAGTGATTATGTTGTCGAGTCATTTCTATGAAAGTAGAGATGGCTCGACGGCAGGTTTCTTTGCTGATAGCGTACAGGCGGGGCAACAAGTATGGAACACGGTGAACTTGCTTTTACGACTTGATCGAGAGTGGGGTGTTTAGCGTGAGCTTTGGGAAGATGAACACCTTCATCGATATCATTAGAACGATACCCATAAAGGATGAGGAAGGCTTCGCCACAAAAGGTGACAACATACTCGCAAGTGTACTTGCTTACAAGGAAGATCGGCATGGCAGTGAGCGATGGACGAATATGGCATCATTTTCATCTGCAACTTCCCTATTCAGGTTTAGGAAAATCTTCGGACTTAAGGTGACCAATGAAATGGTTATCGTCTGCCATGATGGCAGATATCAAATTTTAAGTGTTGAGGATGTAAGAAATCGAGGTATGTATGTCGAGGTTTTAGCCGAAAAGCTAGAACCAACTGTGAGGTGATGGATATGGCAAAAGTGAATATAAAGATGCCAGAAGAATTCCTTTTAAAGGTATCCCGATTAGCTGACCAAACCGATGTGATTCTTCCTAAGGTTTTGGAAGTTGGCGGTGAAGTGGTGCTAGATAAAGTCAAGGGAAATCTAAGTAAGGTGGTTGGCAAGGACACGAAATATCCATCCAAAAGTACTGGAGAATTGCTATCTTCACTGGGCCTTTCTGGTGCAAAGCAGGATAGAAACGGTAACTTCAATGTAAAAGTCGGCTTTGCAGAGCCACGTTCTGATGGTGAGAGCAATGCTAAACTTGCCAGCATCATTGAATATGGGAAGCATGGTCAGCCTGCAAAACCCTTCCTAAAGCCTGCGAGGAATGCATCTAGGAAACCCTGCATCAACGCAATGGTCGCCAAACTGGAGGAGGAGATCGACAAAATATGAATATCTTAGAGGAATTAATTACACTTGTGATCGCCATACCGCTCCCCGTGGAAACCGGGGTTTTTTCAGGTTTGGCACCAGATGAGTATGTCGTGATTCTCCCTCTTTCGGATATTTTTGAAGTTCATGCGGATAATCGTCCAGGCTTTGATGTGCAGGAAGCGAGGATATCACTGTTTTCAAAAAATAATTACCTAGAGCGGAAACGTCAGCTCACAACTGCTTTAATAAATGCGGATTTTACTGTGACTGAACGAAGATATATCGGTCACGAGGATGATACTGGATATCACCATTACGCCATCGATGTGGCGAAAAACTATAGAATGGAGGAATAAAAAATGGCAACAATCGGTCTTGATAGACTGTACTATTCAAAAATAACAGAGGACGCTAACGGTGAGGAAACTTATGCCCAACCTTCTGTACTTGCAAAAGCCATCACTGCTGAACTTTCGGTTGAACTAGTGGAAGCCATTCTGTATGCTGACGACGGTGCGGCTGAGGTTGTGAAAGACTTTAACAGTGGTACTCTCACTCTCGGTGTAGACGACATTGGTCCGACGGTCGCAGCGGATTTAACTGGCGCTTCTACTGATGACAATGGGGTCCTAATCTCTGCTAGTGAAAACGTAGGTACACCCGTTGCAGTGGGGTTTCGTGCGCAAAGGGCTAATGGAACATATCGCTATTTTTGGCTGTATCGCGTTAAGTTCGGACTACCAGCAACAAACTTACAGACTAAAGCTGACTCCATTACTTTTTCCACACCCACCATTGAAGGAACCGTTATGCGCAGGAATAAGCTGGATGGATTGGGCAAACATCCATGGAAAGCTGAAGTTACAGAAGGTGATCCTGGTGTTTCATCGACCACCATAACAGGTTGGTTCACTGAGGTCTATGAACCTGTTTATACACCTGTACCATAGGAGGAGAAATCATGGATAATGAGAGAAGTGCCACAATTAACATTGGTGACAAAGAGTATGAACTGGTTTTAACAACACGTGCAACAAAGGCCATTGCCGGTCGTTACGGTGGTCTTGAAAACCTTGGAGAAAAACTGATGAAATCAGAAAACTTCGAGATGGCACTGGACGAGATTGTTTGGTTAATCACGCTGCTTGCAAACCAGTCCATTTTGATTCGCAACCTTAATAATAAGAACGCACCAGAAGAATTGCTTACAGAAGAAGAAGTGGAGCTTCTTACCTCACCACTTGACTTGGCGGCATATAAAACTGCAATTACCGAGGCGATGTTCAAAGGTACAAAGCGAAATGTAGAAAGTGAGGAGGAAACTTCAAAAAAACGTGGAAGTCGGGTAACGGACGTTGAGGTCTTTACCCGGCTTCTTTATTATGGAACAGTTCAGATGGGCATGGAGGCAGAGGAATTCTGGCTTATGCCAATTGGGCTGTTTTTTGATTTATGGACTTGTCATAAACAATGGCATGGTATTGAAAAGCCAAAGAAAACACGGACCATTGACGATATTATCCCACCAGGTATTTAGGAGGAGGTGAAGGCATGGCAGATAATTTTGGTTTAAAGATAGGTGTTGAAGGCGAGCGTGAATTCAAGAACGCACTGCGGGAAATCAATCAATCATTTAAGGTATTGGGCAGTGAAATGGCACTTGTGACTAGCCAATTTGATAAGAATGATAAATCCATTCAGTCGGTCACCGCTCGTAATGCTGTTCTAAATAAGGAAATTGACGCACAGAAGGAAAAGATTTCTACCCTTAAGGCTGCCCTTGATAATGCCTCCTCCTCTTTCGGTGAAAATGACCGCCGCACCCAAAACTGGCAAATCCAATTAAACAGGGCTCAGGCTGAACTAAATCTTATGGAGCGTGAACTTGAACAGTCCACAATTGAAGCGGATAATCTCGGTGAAGAGTTAGAGGATTCAGGTAAAAGTGCAGAGGATGCTGGTGGCAGATTTGAAAAGCTTGGCGGTGTACTAAAGGGAATTGGTGTGGCGATGGGGGCGGTTGCTGTTGCAGCCGGAGCCGCTGCTATTAAGTTAGGTAAAGAAGTAGTCACTCAATTTGGAGAGCTGGAACAAAACCTAGGCGGATCGGAGGCGGTTTTTGGAGCATATGCTGCATCGATTCAGAAAACTGGTGAGGAAGCCTATAAAAATCTTGGTGTTTCCCAAAGTGAGTATCTTGCAACCGCCAACAAAATGGGTGCATTGTTACAAGGTTCTGGTATACAGCAACAGAGGAGTCTTGAGCTAACTGAAAAGGCCATGCAACGTGCGGCAGATATGGCATCTGTTATGGGTATAGATATGTCTTCTGCTATGGAGGCAGTCACTGGGGCGGCAAAGGGTAACTTTGATATGATGGATAACTTAGGTGTTGCGATGAACGCTACAAACATCGAAGCCTACGCTCTTGCAAAGGGCCTGGATTTTACTTGGAATACTGCAACACAAGCGGAAAAGGCTGAAGTAGCAATGCAGATGTTCTTTGAGAACACGGAGCAGTATGCTGGAAATTTTGCGAGAGAGTCAACTCAAACAATTTCTGGCTCTATTGGATTATTACAGGCTGCACTTGGTTCTTTTACAGCCGGACTTGGTAATGCCAATGCGGATATGACAAATCTGACTGAGAATCTTGTGGAGGCTTTTGAGGCAGTTGTTACTAATATCGTACCGGTCTTGGAAAATATCGTAGCCGCATTACCAACAGCAACGGGCGCAATATTAGCAGCGGTAGCAGACTTGCTTCCAATGCTTCTTGAATTAGTTACAAATATATTCACGCAGGTACTGGAAACAATTTTGAGCCTTTTACCCGAACTTATTCCAGCTACGGTAAGTGCTCTAATGACGATTGTCGGTGCATTAATAGATAACCTTCCATTGCTGATAAATGCAGCAATCGAATTAGTAACAGCGCTTGTGGAGGGTATCGGCATAGCTTTACCACAGCTCATCCCTGCGGCTGTTTCTGCTGTTACGCAGATTGTCAAAGGATTGATGGATAACCTACCACTTATTTTAGATGCCGCTTTGCAGTTGATTATAGGGTTGGCAAAGGGATTGGTCGATGCAATACCCCAGCTTACTTCAGCCTTGCCTGTCATTATCAAAGCAATAGTGGATTTTATCATTGAATCCATTCCACAGATTATTGAAGCAGGTATTCAATTATTGACCTCACTGGTCACAGCTTTGCCTACTATAATTACAGCAGTTGTGGAAGCAATCCCGCAAATTATCGACAGTATCATCGGTGCTGTTATTGGGTCGATTCCTTTAATAATTGATGCAGGTATCCTGCTTTTAGTAGCGCTCATTCAAGCCTTGCCGCAGATTATTACTACTGTTGTAGGTGCCATTCCCAAGATTGTAGCTTCGTTGGTAAATGCCATTATTGGTAACATCGATAAGATCATTTTAGCGGGTGTTCAACTGTTCGTGGCACTGATTGCAAATCTACCAAGGATAATCGTGGAGATCGTTAAAGCAGTACCACAGATTATATCTGGACTGGTCAAAGCCTTTACGGGTTATATCGGTCAAATGTCTCAGGTGGGTGGCAATCTGATTAAAGGGTTGTGGAAGGGGATTTCAGACGCTGGGGCATGGTTATGGAGTAAAATTTCTGGATTTTTTGGAAATGTTGTATCAAGGATTAAAGACTTCTTCGGTATTCGCTCCCCATCAACTCTATTTGCTGGAATTGGCCACAACATGGGTGAAGGTATCGGTGTAGGTTTTGAGGATGCAATGACAGCAGTTTCAAGGGATATGCAAAATGCAGTACCAACCAGCTTTGATTTTAATTACAGAGGTGTATCTGGGCAAGGGAATGCTACAGGTGCAAGTATTACTCAAAATATTTCAGTTGTGACACCTAAGCCTCTATCAGAAAAAGAACTAGCACGGGAGTTTAAGAACCTATCCCGTAAACTGGCACTGGAATTGTAAGGGAGGTACGGCAATGGAACTAACATATACAAATAGAGATGGAGAGAGCATTACGCTTAAGCAAAGCCGACCGTACTTTCTTACGAAGGTAGACGGCACTGGCAATATGCGTCAAACCGTCAACACTTTCAAGGCGCCAGATCAGGATGGCGCTTTTTATATTTCCTCCACGTTAGATATGCGAAACATAACAATTGAAGGTACGGTTGTTGCTGATACCCCCGATGAGGCCTATAAAAGGAGACAGCGCTTCCTTCAAATATTCAGTCCAAAGTTATTAGGGACGCTTCAATACCGTGAGCGACAGATATCCTGTGTGGTGGAGGAGGCAGGTTTTAGTGTTTCTAATCGGCAACGAATACCAAACTTCTTTGTCAGTCTACTCTGCCCGTCCCCTTTCTTCGAAACATTAAACGAGGTGCGAGAGGAACTGGCATCATGGATACCGCTATTTGAGTTTGAATTAGAAATCCCAATGAGCGGGATGGAGTTTGGAATGCGTCAGCCTAGCCAGATCATTACGGTAGAAAATATCGGGGATGTATCTTGCGGATGTGAGATTGTGTTCCGAGCTTTAGGTACTGTGTCGAACCCTGAACTTTTAAATATAGACACAGGAGAATATATCCGGCTTCTCACTACAATGAACGCTGGGGATGAACTTCGTGTATATACCCATTTCGCTGGTAAGCGTGTAGTCCAGATTGATGGGTCAACGATTACAAATGCATTTTCACTGTTAGATACGAATTCGGTGTTCTTTCAACTAGCGGCAGGTCTAAATACACTGCGTTACGATGCTTCTGTCAATATGGAATTGTTAGAGGTTAGTATTTACTTTCGTCCGCAGTTTCTGGGGGTGTAAAAATGGAACTGTATATCTACAACTCAAACCGAGAGCTTGCGGGCATTGTGGAATCCTTCGAGTACTTGCGCTGGACGAGGCGCTATTCCCAGTGTGGCTCATTTGAATTAAAAGCGATTGCAACTCCGGAGGATACAGAACTCTTAAAGGAAGGGAATATCATCTGGAAAAATGATGATGAGGAAGCGGGGATCATCGAGCATCTGGAACTTTCTCAAACTGAGCATGAAATTATTACTGCAAGTGGTCGCTTTGCAACTTCCTTCCTTTCCCGCCGCATTGTATGGCAAACGGAGAAACTCTCTGGTGACATTTCTGTATGTGTAGAGCAGCTGATAAATAATAATCTTATCAATCCTTCTGATGTAGCAAGGAAGATTTCGAACATAACCTTTTCTGCTCCAAACTTAAATGTTCCCATTAGCACACAGGTATCGTACCGAAATTTGATGGATGCTGTGACGGAACTATGTGTTGCATCGGATGTTGGCATTAAGACTGTGTTCACTCCTGCTACAGGGGTTTTTACCGTAGCGTTATATATGGGAACGGAATCACAAGCTGTATTTTCTAAGGAATATGAAAACCTTACAGAACAGATTTATACAATAAGTGCTGGAGATTATGCGAACACTGCCCTTGTTGGTGGTGAAGGAGAAGGTCCAGACAGAACTTTTGTTGCAATTACAAGTGGCTCTGGTGAGACAAGGCACGAAATTTTTGTGGATGCTAAGGACTTACGGGCAGAAGACTTTGGTTTAGATTACATTGATACACTAATCTTTCGAGGTCAAAGTAAGCTGAGTGAGCAGGCAATACGCTATTCATTTGATACATCAGTCAATCCACACGGTAATTTGAAATATAAGATAGACTTCGATCTTGGGCAGACCGTCAAAGTCATTTCCAAAGCATGGGGTGTATCCATGACGACACGCATCACCGAAGTCGAAGAAACCTATGACGCAGATGGCCAGAGTATCAGTGTAGTATTCGGAAAAGCTGAATTGACAATAGCGCAAAAATTACACTCCGACTTGAGCGAGGTGAAAACAGCAATATCGGCTCCAACTGGCATATCTGAAATTGCACAGGCTTTAGGAGCAGTGGAGGATACGCTAGTAACAGTTGAGGAAACCTTAGGCGACTTGACGGAGGTAGATTCAAAGATTCAAGGAGACAACGTAGCATCTACTATCAACAATCTGTATGGAAAACTACCTGCGCTCGAAATCAATGTTGGCGGAGGAACTATATCGATTGGACAATATGCGTTGTATTATATGAAACCTGGAGATGCCTTTTATTTCACATCATGGAGTGGCAATAAGTTTAGTGACCAGCCAAGTGACGACGGTCATGTCTTTTTGATAAAACATAGTGGGGACAATACGGGAAATGGATATCAGCGAGCAATGGGTTTCTTTATTTCTCGCAATACGCTGACATTCTATGTGATTTCTGTTTTCGTATTTAATAACCCTTCTGGACAAGCAAACTGGCTTAATATCAATAATGAACCTGTAACTACTGCAAGAATTGCCAATGGAGCAGTTACAGGTTTAAAAATTGCAGACCGTACAATTACAGCTACTAAAATGGTTTCTTCTTTTAGCGACTATTCAACTACAGAACAAAACACTGGGCGACTATGGATAGATGGTAAGACGATTTATCGCAAGCAAGTGAATCTTGGGTCACTTACAAATACGACACCGAAAAGCGTAGCTCACGGCATATCAAACCTCAGCACTATTGTCAGTTTAACAGGCTTTGCGACAAATGGGACCGTATTCTTGCCACTGCCCCTTGCCCGGTACAACAACTTCGCATCGCAAATCGGACTCTTCGCAAATAAGACCGACATTGTAGTCGAACCAGGCAATGATAGAACTGCGTATACAGGCTATGTAGTAATAGAGTATACAAAAACGGAATAGAAGGAGGAGTGATTGATGGAAAAAAGCGGATTTTTCAATTCATCCGATGGTGATAGAGTCTATGATGCAACGGACTTCGCTGCATATTTTGGAAGCCTTGTCTCGAATGGTGTATTTTATGTGACACCAACAAACTTACTGGTATCTCCTGGGATTGGATTAGCAGTAACCATAGCACCGGGCAGTGCATGGATTAATGGTTATAGATATGAAAATACGGATGTTTTAAATAAACCCCTTGCTACAGCAGATGGGAGCAATCCTCGCATAGACAGGGTTGTGGTTCGTTTAAGTCAAATTACGAGAAGCATTCAGCTCGCCATTGTTACTGGTACTCCAACGGCATCGCCCATAGCTCCGGAGTTGACAAGAACAAGCGATGTCTATGAACTTGGTATTGCTGATGTTCTAGTACCTTCAGCTGCTACATCGATTTCAGCAAATAACATTATTGATACTCGGTTGAATACTAGTCTTTGCGGGTTGGTAAACTCGCTAGTTTCTGCGGTTTATGAATAGGAGGTGAATATAAGTGGCGGATATTAACGGCATCACCCTGCAGGCGGGTTCCAGCCCGACCGTTTATTACACGATTACTTATACTAAAAGCCGACCTAATAATAGCCAAATGACATACAATTTTACCATATCCGCTGCATTGGGTTCATCAGGTTCCTTCATCCATAATGGTTATGCATTGCTTTGTACAATGACTGTAAATGGATCTTCTTCGCAGGTGAGAATCAAAGCGGCGGACGGGGATAACTGGGATGGAACTACACCAAGACTCAGGTATGTTTCGGTGACCTGTGCTTCTAATACAGGTAATGCAACCCAGCCAGTCACATTCAAAGTGGTATCTGATGGACGATTGCCATTATCCTCTGGTGTAATTACCAATTCGAGTTATACGGTATTAAGCTCTCCTTTGCTTACTACAGCGTGTGGAGCACCGACATCTTGTACGGTTTCCCCAACACTTGCGGAAGGGAATGTGACTCTTTCTTGGAGTGGGGCTTCTGGGGGCATCAATAATACGATTTCCAGTTATGAGATTCAATATAGTGATTCTGCCGATAACATCACATGGGGAGCATGGACTGCTCTGACAACGGTGAACACCACAGCATCAAGTGGCAGTGTATCAGTAGCACCGCCCTTAACGCGAGGTAATTATCGAAGATTTCAGGTAAGGACGCGTGGTACAGCAGGTGCTAGTTATTACTCTATCTGGAAAGTATCCACAAACAGCGTCCGCAGAAATACTGTGCCAAAGCCAGCAACGACTGCTGTTGCTTCCCCAGCAGCATATAGTGATGAGATTATCACGCTTACTTGGAGTGGAGCGTCAAGTGGTACGAGTCCAATTAAGGGATATCAAATTGCCAGCCGCACATCCACAGATAACAGCACATGGAGTGCATGGAATGTGTTAACCATATTGACATTGGCGGCAAGCGGTGGTAGTTATAACCCAACTGTATCGAGGGCTCCAGGAACATACACACAATTTGGTATTTGGACAATCGACACATTGGATGTTTACTCAATAGAGACAATTAGCAATAGTATCTATTGTAATGTAACAGCTTGTGCAGCACCGACCGTTTGTACGGTAAGCGCAACATTATCTGAAGGAAATGTTACCCTCTCTTGGAGCGGAGCGTTAGGTGGTGCGGGAAATCCTATCACTTCCTACGAAATACAGTACAGTGATTCGCCTGATAACAGTAATTGGGGTGCCTGGATGGCATATGCTATAGTCAATACATCTGCAACAAGCAGTATTTTAAATGCCAGTCCACCTGCTACACGGGGCCATTATCGTCGTTTCCGAATAAGAACCCGTGGTACGGCTGGAGAGGATTTTTACTCAGACTGGACTATATCCAGCAATACTGTACGCAAAAATATACTACCCATACCGCCGACTACTTTTGCCGCAAACCCTCCTATATATGAAGCTAACACAATAAATCTTTCATGGAGTGGAACAGTACCTGGGACCAGTGCCATTAAGCAATATGTCATACAACAGGCTACATCGACAGATAGTGTGAATTGGTCGGCATACGAAGCACTGACAACTATTGTTTCAAACAATTCTTCAGGTAACCTTCAGGTAAATGCGTCACAGATAGCCGGTAGGTATACCCGTTATCGAATAAGCGTTACGGATGCACTTGATGCAGTTTCTGCTTTTGTAGTTAGCAACACGGTAAAGAAAAACAGCCCACCTGCAGCACCGGTAGTTGACTGTCCAATGTCTGGTAATTTTACTTATAACACCATACCACGTTTTATGATCACAACAGGTATTGAACCAGATGGACAACCACAAATAGTGGAGGTAAGGATTGATTCTGGTCCATGGCAAAACAGCGTAGACAATCCTGAGAGGTTTTCCATAAGCGGCTACCTTGGTAACGGGGTCAGGACCGTTTACCAGGCTGAGCCGCTGTCTGTAGGAAGCCATACAGTTACTTTCCGTTGTCTTGACAGTGATATCGAATCAGCAAGCACAGAAGTTGTTCGTACCTTCACGATTTTAGCATTACCTTTTGAAATCATCACTGCTAATGTAACACACGTAAAGGCAGCGCATATTCAGACGCTTCGAACTGCTATAAACAGGGTGCGTAGCTATTACAACCTATCCCCTATGACTTGGAAAGAGGAGATTGTCGTAGGAAAGACCACTGTTAAGAATTGGCCATTTCATATCGTTGAAATGCGCAAAGCAATTGATGCGATTATTATGATGATTAATAGTTTTGATTTTTCCCAGACATTCGATATACCACCTGTCACATGGTTGCCTATCGGTACAGGACGACCCAAGGCAGATGTAATGCAACAAATTCATGACCTAATAAAAATAATGTAAAGGTAACATTCAGCGCTCTTGTAATTTGCAGGGGCGCTTTTCTATATGGAAATACACGAATGGAGGTGTCTTTAATGAAAGAGATTTGGAATTGGATACAACTGGCTATTGCCACAGTCGGTGGATTTCTTGGGTGGTTTCTCGGCGGTTATGATGGATTTCTTTATGCATTGGTAGCCTTTATTGTCATCGATTATGTGACGGGAGTGCTCTGTGCCATTATAGATAAAAAGTTGTGTAGTGAAATAGGTGCCAAGGGAATTTTCAAAAAGGTACTCATCTTTGCAATGGTAGGTATCGCTCATATTATTGATACACAAATTTTAGGTAGCATTGGAGATAATAGTGGAGCCTTACGCACAGCAGTAATCTTTTTCTATCTAAGTAATGAAGGAATATCCATTTTAGAGAATGCTGGTCATATTGGGCTGCCTATCCCAGAAAAACTAAAATCGGTTCTTCAGCAATTACATGGACGTGATGAAGAACCTCGTAAGCCGGGTGATGGAATATGATTGACTTAACGAAAGCGGTAACGGTGTTCATAGGTCGCCGAGGTGAACATCACTATCGAAATATTGAATTTGATGTATCTAGCTTATTGGAAGAAAAATACCCCAGTGCCTCTTTGAATGCAATTTTCAAAAGACCCGATGGTATTGCCTATCCAGTGGTCACAAATTACGCTGACGGGGTTCTTGCCTGGTCGCCTAGTGCAACGGATACATCTATTGTCGGTGTTGGACGTCTTGAAATAAGGGTTACTTATGGAGAGGTGGTCGGAAAAAGCATTCAGATACTAACCATTGTAGAAGATGCCCTTGTTGATGGGATTGTCGAGCCGCCCGAACCTCCTGCTCAAGAATGGCTTAATCAGGTTCTTTCTACATTAGCTGGACTAGATATTAATGAAATAAATAATCTACTAAATCTCATCTACAGCCTGTTAAATAATAACTATGATTTGCTGAATACCACACACGGCCTAGTCGAGGATATGCGAGACACACTATACACTCGGACTGGAATTATCCTTAACCATTTACACCCGATAGAAACTGCTACTGCACCGGACATGGTAAGCCGGAGAGCATCCATCACATTTACGAGCATAAATAGCGGCAACAACGTAGTACTTGGCACGGTAACCTATACATTTGTTACATCTTTGGGCAGTCCCACAGCAAACAATGTGCAGGTGCTAATTCAAGGCACTCTCCGCAATACTGTAAAGAAACTTGCCGAAGCCATAAGGGGAATTCAAGATGTAGCGAACATAGCCTATGGCATAGGGACAGCCCCGAACCCAACTTGTATGGCTTATTGGACGAGTCGAGTTTTCTCCATTGGTGATGTTACTGTTCCTTCCGGTGAGAGTCTATTCTTATTGGAAAGAGCTGAAAATGCTACGACACCATTGACCCTAACCTCTACCGCAACAGCTACTATCAACGCATTTACCAGAGCAAGCTATTTGAGATATGTCTTAAGCGGTAATGCTACAGGTGGGAGCGGTATTAACAGTGTTCGAGGCCCTTTGCACACATTATTGCCCATTGGTAGCGTGGTTATAGGCGGGCAGGGTGGATTGCTTTATCCAACAGCTTATGATTGTCATTTAGTTACGCTTTGCCGCCAATCGGATACAAGTGAAAAGGAACTAGACCTATATATTTCAAATGATGAAGTGAACTTTACCAGAATCTCACGTAGCACACCTATAGGTGCTGATAGTTCAAACGCTGGGATGCATATTCATATTCAAATGCGTCAAAGCCGGGTGCCTTCTGGTTATGGACTGTATATCAGCATGGGAAGTGATGGTACATCGGCGAGTGCTTTTTGTGATTTGAAGTTTACCTATCATCTCTACCCTGTGGCTCTTGCATCTGACACAAACTCTTGATTAGTGGGGTGATTTTAATGAAGTTACGCAAGCTAATACTTACGAACAATGCCTGCTTCAAAGCGGGTAAAACCATAATACCAAAGGGCATTATGGTGCATTCAACAGGGGCGAATAATCCAAACCTAAAACGCTACGTTGGCCCAGACGATGGCTTGTTAGGAAAGAACGAGTATAACAACCATTGGAATCAAGACAAACCTGGAGGCCGCCAAGTATGTGTTCATGCCTTTATTGGTAAATTAGCAGATGGCTCCATTGCCACCTATCAAACATTGCCTTGGAATCACAGAGGTTGGCATGCTGGAGGAGATGCAAATAATACTCATATTGGATTTGAAATCTGCGAGGATGGTTTGACCGATTCCTCGTATTTTAATGCAGTTTATAAGGAAGCTGTGGAGCTTTGTGTATATCTTTGTAAACTCTATGGGTTTAGTGAGAAAGATATCATCTGTCACAGTGAAGGGTATAAACTGGGCATTGCAAGTAATCATGCGGATGTGATGCACTGGTTTCCTAAGCATGGTAAGAGTATGAATACCTTTCGAACAGATGTGAAGAAGTTACTAAACACAGAAAATAAACCACCAGAGCCAGTGAAAAAGAAATATTATCGTGTACAGATTGGTGCATATTTGGACAAAGCAAATGCTGAGGCACAGCTTGCCAAAGCTAAAAAGGCAGGCTTTACGGATGCATTTATTAAGTATGATTAATCAATTGGCAAGCTAAATAGCGGCATTCCTTGAATTTCATCGGGTTTCCCAAGCAAAATATTAAACTATTAGATTTATGCAGCCTGTGGGGGTTCTTCCCTTGCAGGCTCTTTTTTTATGCTCTGATTCACATTAAATTTTACAAATCCTCAACTTCGACCTGTTCCCACGGCTATTAGGTAGGAGGTGATTCCTAGTGAATCAGCACGAGGATAAAAAAGTTACAAAGATTTCAGACGAGATTATAGACAAAAGTATTGAATTAAAGAGGGTATCACAGGAACAGCTACAGCGTGAGTTTGATTATATCCAGGCAGAAAAAATGCTTAGAAAGATGCTCGGAAAAGGCTTAATAACTGAGGTGGAATTCAACAAGATAGACGCACTAAATCGCCAAAATTTCTCCCCCTTTTTAGCGGAGATAATGCCCTGAAATCGTTGATATATAAGGGTTTCAGAGGTAATATGTGACCTACCAAGAAGGAGGTGAGAGGATGAAAAAGATAACGAAAATAGAAGGAAATACGGCCAATTCTTTTAAGCCAAAAGATCGAGTAGTTGCCTACTGCCGAGTTTCTACAGGTAGTGATGAACAGCTTGTCAGCTTGCAAGCACAAAAGGCCCATTATGAGAGCTATATAAAGGCGAATCCAGAATGGGAATACGCAGGCTTATATTATGACGAGGGTATCAGCGGCACGAAAAAGGAAAACCGCTCTGACCTACTTAGAATGTTATCAGACTGTGAAACTGGAAGAATTGACTTAATCATTACAAAGTCAATTAGCCGATTTGCGAGAAATACTACAGATTGCTTGGAGATGGTTCGAAAACTGATCGCCCTTGGGATTCATATCTATTTTGAGAAGGAAAACATCAATACGGGTTCAATGGAAAGTGAATTGATGCTCTCCATTTTAAGTGGACTTGCTGAAAGTGAGTCAATTTCAATTTCTGAAAATACGAAATGGGCAATTCAAAGACGATTCCAAAACGGAACCTTTAAAATTTCCTACCCACCATATGGCTATCAAAACATTGACGGTCAGATGATAGTAAACCCCAAGCAAGCTGAAATTGTGAAGTATATTTTTGCAGAGGTATTATCGGGCAAAGGCACACAGAAGGTTGCTAATGATCTTAATCAAAAGGGTGTCCCTTCAAAAAGAGGAGGTCGTTGGACGGCTACTACTATTCGAGGGATTCTAACCAATGAAAAATATACTGGCGATGTTATTTTGCAAAAGACGTATACTGACAGTCATTTTAACAGGCACACCAATTATGGTGAGAAAAATATGTATCTAGTAGAAAATCACCATGAGGCCATTATCAGTCATGAAGATTTTGAAGCTGTAGATGCCATTCTCAATCAGAGAGCAAAGGAAAAAGGCATCGAAAAGCGCAACAGTAAATATCTAAACCGATATTCTTTCTCCGGCAAAATTATCTGCTCGGAATGTGGCAGTACCTTTAAAAGACGGATTCATTCATCCGGTCCAAGAAAATACATTGCTTGGTGCTGTAGTAAGCATATAAGCAATATAACGGAATGTTCTATGCAGTTCATTCGAGATGAAGATATAAAGACTGCATTTGTTACGATGATGAATAAACTCATATTTGGTCAGAAGTTCATACTAAGACCACTTTTGCAGGGGTTACGTAACCAGAACAATGCAGCGAGTTTTCGTAGAATTGAAGAGTTGGAAACTAAAATCGAAAGCAACATGGAGCAGAGCCAGGTACTGACAGGTTTAATGGCCAAAGGGTATCTGGAACCTGCCCTGTTTAATAAAGAAAAGAATGCACTGGAGGCAGAAAGAGACAGGCTTCTTGCCGAAAAGGATCAACTTACTCGTTCCGTCAATGGCGATTTTGCAAAAGTAGATGAAGTTGACCGTCTGCTTAAGTTTGCCACTAAGTCCAAAATGCTCACAGCTTATGAGGATGAGTTCTTTGAAGATTACGTAGAGAGGATTATTGTCTTTTCACGGGAGGAAGTAGGTTTTGAATTAAAATGTGGAATCACATTGAAGGAAAGGTTGATGAATTAGATGGGTCACACACCCTATGGATATAGAATTGAAGATGGAAAAGCTGTTGTGGATGAAAAGACTTCTGAGCAGGTAAAAGAATTATTTTCCGGATACTTGGCAGGCCTTTCTTTGAAGGAAGCTGCTAAAAAGGCTGGGATAGATTGTTATCATGCCACAGCAGGTAAGATGTTACAGAACAAGCACTACCTTGGCGATGAATTTTACCCACCCATTATTGATGAGGAGACCTTTGAAAAAGCCAGGGTGGAAAAACGAAAAAGAGCAGAAAAGCTTGGAAGGATATGGGAACCTAAAGATGTGCCGGAAACGACTTATCCTGTAAAGTTCAAAGCAAAACCTCTGGTGCAAAAATATGAAGATCCATACAAGCAGGCCGAATATGCCTACAGTTTGATAGAAAGTGAGGTGTAACAAGTGGCAGTGAGTAGGAATGTCACAGTGATTCCGGCAATTAAACGTGTCGGAAGCAATAAGAGCAGTGAAAGAAAACCCAAAATACGAGTGGCTGCTTACTGTCGTGTTTCAACGGATAGTGAAGAGCAGGCTTCAAGTTATGAAATTCAGATTGAACATTATACAAATTATATTAAGAAGAACAAGGAATGGGAATTGGCAGGTATTTTTGCGGATGACGGTATCACAGGCACAAATACCAAGAAGCGTGAAGAGTTCAACCGCATGATTGAAGAGTGCATGGCAGGAAATATTGACATGATCATCACAAAATCCATCAGCCGATTTGCCAGAAACACGTTGGACTGCCTAAAATACATCCGTCAGTTAAAGGATAAAAACATCGCTGTTTTCTTCGAGAAAGAGAATATCAATACCATGGATTCCAAGGGTGAAGTCCTACTAACCATTATGGCTTCACTTGCCCAACAGGAAAGCCAATCCTTAAGCCAGAACGTTAAGCTAGGCATTCAGTATCGATATCAACAAGGTGAGGTTCAGGTCAACCACAAGCGTTTCCTTGGATACACCAAGGACGAAAACAAGCAACTGGTGATTGACCCAGTGGGTGCTGAGGTTGTAAAACGGATTTAAAGAGAGTACCTAGAGGGAGCCAGCCTTTTACAGATAGCAAGAGGACTGGAAGCTGACGGTATTCTTACAGCGGCAGGCAAAGCCAAATGGAGACCAGAAACACTGAAAAAGATATTGCAGAATGAAAAGTACATCGGTGATGCCCTTCTACAAAAGACTTATACGGTTGATTTCCTTTCTAAAAAGCGGGTCAAGAATAACGGCATCGTTCCCCAGTATTATGTAGAAAACAGCCATGAGCCGATTATTCCAAGGGAGCTTTCTATGCAAGTTCAAGAAGAGATGGTTCGGAGATCCAACCTGCGTGGTGGGAAGGGCGGTAAAAAGCGAGTCTATAGCAGCAAGTATGCTTTATCGAGTATTGTGTACTGCGATCATTGCGGCGATATTTACCGACGGGTACATTGGAATAACCGAGGTTACAAGTCTATTGTTTGGAGATGCGTCAGCCGATTGGAGGAAAAAGGGTCTGAATGCACGGCCCCTACCATAAACGAGGAAACATTGCAGACAGCAGTGGTCAAGGCCATTAACGAACTTTTGGCTAACAAAGAACCATTCCTCTCAACCTTGCAGAAAAACATAGCTACTGTGTTTAATGAAGAAAATGATAATGCCACCAATGATATTGATAGCAAATTGGAAGAATTACAGCAACAGCTTCTTATACAAGCAAAGTCCAAGAATGACTATGAAGATGTGGCTGATGAAATTTACCGCCTTCGAGAATTAAAGCAAAATGCACTAGTTGAAAATGCAGAGCGAGAAGGAAAAAGGCAACGAATAGCTGAAATAACTGATTTCTTGAATGAACAATCCTACGAGTTGGAGGAATATAATGAGCAGTTAGTAAGGCGTCTCATTGAAAAGGTTACGATATATGAAGATAAGCTCACCGTTGAATTCAAATCAGGAATCGAAATTGATATAGAAATATAACCTTTGTGTTAAAACAAAACTAAATTTACTTGATTTTTATATCCCTCCATGCTAACATAAAAACAAATGAATATTTTGTTTTTATGTTTTTATATGGAGGTACATTATGTTATGGCTAAATTTACAGAGTTAGAAAAAGAAAAAATTCGAAAGGAATTGCTTAAAGTTTCCTATCGTTTTTTTTATAGATAAAGGTTTTAAAAGTACATCTCTTGAGGATATTACTTCATCAGTCGGCATTGCAAAGAGTTCTTTTTATATATTTTTCGAATCAAAAGAAATGCTATATATGGAATTGTTAGCGCATGAGGGAGAACAAATTGAAAAGCAGGTTTGGCCAAAAGTTTTGGCTGCTAATGATATACGTTCAGCTATAAAGATATATTTAAATGAGATGGCTTTAGAACTAGAAACAAAGATTTTAACTCAAAGACTGGTTTACGACATTGAGGAGTATAAACTTGTTTCAAGAAAACTAAATCCAGAGTATGTTGGTTCGGAGCATCTAAGAAGTATTGTTCCTCTTATGGAGTTTATAAAGTCGCGTCAAAACTCTAAGGAGGTTATCGATGAAGACCCAGGCGTTATAGCTGGAGTTTTAAGATCGGCATTACTAATAGGCTCTCAAAAAGGAGATTTGCAGCAATATAATTATGAAAAAATTAGAGAGTTATTATTCGAGGCGGTTACTAATCAAATTACTCGACCTTAATGGGGTATAGGTAATGATAATTTCAGATGAAAGTAAGAAAGTGGTGATATTTATGACGGAAAAAATAATTCACTTTAATAATGTTCATATCTGTACTGAGAGCTTTGGAGATATTAATAATCCAACAATCTTGTTAATTATGGGAGCTACTGCATCAATGATCTATTGGGAAGAAGACTTTTGTAAGAGATTAAGCAATAAAGGGTTTCATGTTATACGTTATGACAATAGAGATACAGGTAAATCAATTACTTACGCATATGGTCATCCAGAGTATACTTTTGAGGATTTGGCTGATGATGCAATTGAGGTACTAGATGCCTATAAGGTTGATAAGGCTCACATAGTTGGTATGTCTATGGGTGGAATTATTACGCAGATAATAGCTCTTAAACACCCAGACAGAGTTCTAACCATTTCATTAATTATGACATCAAATTTTGATTCTAATCTTCCTAAAAAGGATAGTAAAGTAACAGAAGCCTTAGGTGAGCTTAAAATTAAAAATTGGCAAGACAAAGATGAAGTGATAGAATGCTTTATTAAAAAAAGTAAAGTTCTTGTCGGGTCTAAAAATATATTTGATGAAGAGAAAATAAGAAGGCTGAATGAAGAGGAATTTAATAGAGCTAGTAATTTGCAGAGTATAGATAATCATGGATTTATTAGAGGTTGGGGTTTGTATTTATCTAGAACCAGCGAAATTAATGTTCCTACACTTGTAATTCACGGAACAGAAGACCCTATTATACCCTATGAGCATGGAGTTTATCTTTCTGAAGTTATACCAAATGCTGTATTGGTTACCTTAGAGGGTGCTGGGCATGAGCTTCACTATAATGATTGGGATAAGATTATTAATGCAATATCAAAGCGTGTATCGAGTTTTATAACTGAAATTTGAAAAAAGTTTTTAGATAGGAGTGATTTTAATGAGTAAAGATATGAAACAAATTAAGGAAATAACTAAAAAACATAATATTATTCTAAAGGAAGAAACAATGCAGTTTAATGAATCCGGGCTTGATTTTCAAGTTGTATTTGCACAAGATGAAAGTGGAATTGACTGGGTTCTAAGGTTGCCGAGGCGGGAAGATGTTATGCCTAGAACAAAGGTAGAAAAACAAGCATTAGATTTGGTTAATCAGTATGCGAAATCTTTTCAGGCACCAAATTGGATTATTTATACGGATGAGCTAATCGCTTACAAGAAGTTATCTGGTGTGCCAGCAGGAACTATAGACCATAATATAGGAAATTATGTTTGGGAAATAGATATTAACAATATTCCAGAATCATTCCACAAGTCTCTTGGTAGAGTGTTAGCAGAGCTTCATAGCATACCTAGTGATAAGGCTACAGAGCTTGGACTAGTAGTGCAAACCCCAGAAGAGGTAAGAATATCAATGAAGCAGCGTATGGATGATGTAAAAGCAAAGTTTGGTGTTGGTGAGAACCTATGGAACAGATGGCAGGCATGGATTAATGATGATGAAGTGTGGCCAATGAAAACTGGATTGATTCATGGAGATATTCATGCTGGCCATACTATGATTGATAAAGATGCTAATGTAATTGGATTAATCGACTGGACCGAAGCAAAGGTTACGGATATATCAAATGACTTTGTTTTTCATTATAAGGCTTTTGGAGAAGAGGGGCTAGAAGCTCTGATTTTTGCTTATAAAGAAGCTGGTGGATATTACTGGCCTAAGATGAAAGAGCATATTATTGAATTAGTTGCTGCATACCCAGTTTCAATTGCTGAGTTTGCAATTGTATCTGGTGTTGAAGACTATGCTCAGATGGCGAAGGAAGCGTTGGAAGTATAAGAGTCATTAGTGATGTAATGTAGTTATCGATATGTTCCCGTCTACCGATAGCCCCAAAAACGCAGTGGATATGTTTCCGAGAACGGGCATACTCAAATGACATTTATTCTGTCCTCTCGAGCCACTGTGAAACCGTAGTAAAATTAAAAAAATAATAAATAAGAGGGCTAAGCAAGGTAATGCTTAGCTCTTTTTTATATTAAAGAAATAAAAATAAAATTATATGGATACATAAAATTTTCATAATCACATAGTAGTGAAAACCTTTTACTTTCATGTTATACTAAATGTGACTGCTGAACTTTTAACAGTATTACTTAGGAACTAATTGTTGTTTCTAATGACAAATGGGGGGAATTAAACATGAAAATAACTGAAGGATACATGCCTTTTAAAGGCTTTAAAACTTATTATCGTGTAGTAGGAGAAGCAACTGAGGGTAAGGCACCATTAGTGCTACTTCATGGAGGACCAGGTTCTACACACAACTATTTTGAAGTATTAGACCAAATAGCTGAAACTGGTAGACAAGTAATAATGTATGATCAAATAGGTTGTGGTAATTCATTTGTTGAAGGTCATCCAGAATTATTCAATGCTGATACTTGGATAGAAGAACTTATGGCATTAAGAGAACACTTAGGACTTGATGAAATTCATTTATTAGGACAATCTTGGGGTGGAATGCAGGCTATCTGGTACGCTCTTGAATATAAACCAAAAGGAATTAAGTCATATATTCTTTCATCTACTCTTCCTTCTGCGAAACTTTGGGAAACAGAGCAAAAGAGAAGAATATCATACATGGATGAAGCTGATCAAAAAGCTTTACTTGATGCAGTAAATACTGGAGATTACTCTAGTAAAGAATATGGTGATTCATTAGATAAATTTATGAAAATGTATTGCGCAGGCGAAGTAACTGAAAATGATCCAGAATGCTTAAGAAGACCTAAAAAATCAGGAACCGAAGCTTATGTTGTAGGATGGGGACATAATGAGTTCTCTCCATCAGGAACACTAGCTGGATATGAGTTTACAGATAGATTACATGAAATAGAAGAGCCTTGTTTAATAACTAGTGGAGCAATAGATTTATGCTCACCATACATTGCAAAAACTATGCATGACAAAATTCCTAATAGTAAGTGGGAGTTATTCCAATATTCAAGACATATGCCTTTTGTGGAAGAGCACGAAAGATA